GCCGCCAATCTGCCAGTACAGCGACAGGTTGGACAGCGAGGTGATCAGCAAGGTGCCGTCGGGCATGTACGGCACCACCACCGGCTGCAGGCCACCCACACGCTTGGCACCCAACACCAGATCGGCGGCCAGCTGCTCGGTCGGCTTGTTCTCCTGATTGATGATCGGGAAGTACTTGTCATGGATCAGATTGCGGCCGAGGACCACGACCAGGTCGGGGTCCTGCTGATGCCAGGGGGCGATCAGCTGCGACACCGAATCCATGACCAGCGCATCCAGATTGGCATAGTCCCCGCCAGCGCCCAGCACGATCTTGCCGTCGACTTCGCCGCCGTCCATGACACGGTCGCTGGCGTGGAGGCGATACTTCTGCAGCCAACCGATGTTGACGTCCTGCAGCAGCGGGTTGGTGGCCCGGTTGGTGGTCTTCTCGGCGGTTTTGCCGTTGAAACCGATCATGATGCGATCCAGCGCCTGACGCTCCAGAATCGAATCGCGGATCAGAGTCTGGAAGTTCGGGTGACGTGCCCAGGCATCCAGCCGGGCATACGGAATGGCGGTATCGAAGTCAGTCTGGAAGCACTCGTAACCTTCGCCGGTCGCGTCGGTCACATCGCGGGGCGTGCGCTCGCCATTGCCACTGGTGTCGGTGCGGCCGGCGATGGTGCTGGAAGCACCGATGCCGACCTTCTCGCCCTTGATCTCATCCACGCCAATGACGTTGATGGCCGACAGGAAGGCGCTGCTCTCCTGCAGGCGCTGCTCCAGCGTCTGCTGGACGCTGGGTTCCACCGCGAAGGTGACGGCGGTGGAGCTGACGTTGTTCAGCTGGGCGAGACGAGTGTTGTAGGCGTCGTACTGGGCGCGGGTATGGGTACGCATGGGTTGCTCCGGGAATCAGGGGTAGTAGGGCCGCGTGGCGGCTCAGCAGTCGGTGGCGTCGCCGCTGGTCGGGCCGGTGACGGGCGGGCGCTGGGTGAAGTTGCTCGGCGTCTGGGCCAGCTGCTCATTGAGGGTGGCCAGGTCGCGCGAGAGCTTCTGCACCTCCGTGCGGCTGCTGGCGTTTTCACGGCGCAGCTGCGCGATGTCGCCTTCCATGTCCCGGAACAGCTGGAGGACCTGGGCACTGAACTTGGCAACATCCGGTTCCTGCGGCTCTTCCTTCGGCTCCGGCTTCGGCGCAAGGCCGAGGCGGCTCAGCAGCTCGGTGAAGGCATTGGCACGCGGGGTGTCGACCGACGCGTCCTCGAACTCGAACTGGGTTTCCAGCGCGGCGGTGAACAGGTTGTCCGGCGACTGCTTGCGGGAGGTGAGGGGGTTCTTGTCCGGGTTCTGTGCGGCAAAGGCCAGCATCTCGGTGCCCAGGCTGGCCGGGGAGTCGGTGACGGCCAGGCCGACCAGATACGCCTTGCCGGTGTCAGCGAACTTCGGGGAAATCTCGATGCTGGTGTACAGCTTCTGCTTGAGCACGTTGACCATGTTGACCAGGTCGTCGGTCGGCTCGATCTGGGCATACAGCGCGAGCTTCTTTGCGCCGCCGATGTCAGCTTCCTCGGCCGAAACGGCAATCACGTCGCCGAAGGCGCGGAACGGGCCTTCCGGCAGCGTGCTGCGCATGTGCTCGATCCAGACGCGCGAGCCGTACACATTCGGGTCATAGCTGTCGGCCATGTCCTGAATGTGCTGACGCTCGATGACGCGGCCATCGGAGGTGGAACCCTCCACGGCAACGCGGAACTTTCGGGAACGCTTCTTCGTGGTGGCCATTTCTCGCCCTCTGCTGGTCTGGGTTGGCATCGGTGTTCGATGCGATGTCCCATGTTCGGCAGTGGCGTAACCAGCAGCAACGCGGCCGGATTGTAGGCCGCTGAATTACCGGGGTTTTCTGTGTCGCGCGCGCGTGAGCAGCGGCAACCTAACCGGGTGAACATCGTAGCCGATCAAATCCCCGTTGACGCACGTCGCCAAGCCAAATTCCTGTATTGGATGGGCTGGCGCGTGTGCGACATCGCCGAGGCTACCGGCGAGAAAGAGAAGACCATCCACAGCTGGAAGGCCCGCGACGAATGGGACCGTGCCGACAACGTGGAGCGCATCGGCGGTGCGCTGGAAGCCCGCCTGATCATGCTGATCATGAAGCCGGAGAAGACCGGCGGCGACTACAAAGAGGTCGATTTACTCCACCGTCAGTTGGAGCGGCAGGCTCGCATCCAGCGATACCAGGGCGGCGGCAACGAATCCGACCTGAACCCGGCGGTCGCCAATCGCAACGCCGGCCCGAAGAAGAAGCAACGCAAAAACGACTTTAGCGAAGAGGACGTCGAGCGGCTGCAGCAGGCGTTCTTGGATGGGTGTTTCGAGTACCAGCGCACGTGGTACCGCGCCGGCAACCAGCGTACCCGAGTCATTCTCAAGTCGCGCCAGATCGGTGCGACGTTCTACTTCGCCCGCGAGGCGCTGATCGACGCGCTTACCACTGGGCGCAATCAGATCTTCCTGAGTGCGTCTAAGAGTCAGGCGCACATCTTCCTCGGCTACATGCGGGCATTCGTGCGGGAGGTGCTGGATCGCGACCTGACCGGTGATCCCATCACCCTGGGCAACGGCGCTGAGCTGTTCTTCCTTGGTACTAATGCGCGCACGGCGCAGGGCTACCACGGCAACTTCTACTTCGACGAGTTCTTCTGGACGTACGGGTTCAATCAGCTGAACAAGGTGGCCAGCGGCATGGCCATCCACAAGAAGTGGCGCAAGACGTACTTCAGCACCCCGTCCACCATGGCCCACGAAGCATACGACTTCTGGACCGGCGAGCGCTTCAACAAGGGCAAGCCCAAGGCGCAGCAGCTCGCGGTGGATGTCTCCCACGGCCGACTGCACGGTGGGCGACTGTGCGAGGACGCCCTGTGGCGTCACATCGTGACCGTGCTGGACGCGCACCACGGCGGCTGCGACCTGTTCGACATTGAGGAACTGCGCCGCGACTACAGCGCCGAAGAGTTCGCCAATCTGCTGATGTGCGAGTTCGTGGACGACAGTGCCAGCGTCTTCCCGTTGACCATGCTGCAGCCGTGCGCGGTGGACAGCTGGGTGGTGTGGGACGACTACAAGCCCTTTGCGATCAGGCCCTATGGCGACCGGCCTGTATGGATCGGCTACGACCCGGCCGAGAAGGGCGATAGCGCTGGACTGGTGGTGGTTGCCCCGCCGCTGGAGCCGGGCGGGGAGTTCCGCGTGCTGGAGCGCCACCAGTTCAAGGGCATGGACTTCGCGGGCCAGGCCGAGTTCATCCGCAAGATGACGAAGATTTACTGGGTCACCTACATCGGCATCGACACCACCGGCATGGGTACGGGTGTTGCCCAGCTGGTTGCGCAGTTCTTCCCGAACGTCACCACCTTCAGCTACTCGCCCGAGGTCAAAACCCGGCTGGTGCTGAAGGCATACGACGTGATCAAGAACGGTCGGCTCCAGTACGACGCCAGCTTCACCGACCTGACTCAGTCGCTGATGGCCATCCAGAAGACGAACACACCCAGCGGGCGGCAGACCACGTACACCGCCGGCCGCAGCCGCGCCACCGGGCACGCCGACTTGGCCTGGGCACTGCTGCACGCACTGCACAACGAACCACTGGAGGCCGGAATCACCGGCTCCAGCACCAGCACCTTGGAGATCTACTGATGACCGACACTGCGGCCGATACCGCGTCCACCCCGGCCGGGGTGCAGGCGTTTACCTTCGGCGAACCCACGCCCGTGCTGGATCAACGCGGCCTGATGGACTATCTGGAGTGCGCTCGCTACGGGCGCTACTACGAGCCGCCGGTGTCGCTGCAGGGGCTGTCGCGCACCACGCGGGCCAACCCGTACCTGCACAGCGGCCTGCTGTTCAAGCGCAACATGCTGGTGCGCACGTTCCGCCCGCACCGGCTGCTCAGCCGCGCCCGCTTCACCCAGCTTGCCCTTGACTTCACCACCTTCGGCACCGCCTATGTGGAGCGCAGGAAGTCCATTTTGGGCCGAGCCATGGAGATCCACGTCCCCCTATCGCAGTACGTCCGGCGCGGTGTTGAGCCGGGGGAGTTCTTCCAAGTCCGCGGCTTCCATGCCGAGCATGAGTTCGAGCCGGGCAGCGTCTACCAGCTGCGCGAGGCTGATGCCGACCAGGAGATCTACGGATTGCCGGAATGGCTTCCGGCTGTGCAGTCCGCGCTGCTCAACGAATCGGCCACGCTGTTCCGCCGCAAGTACTACAACAACGGCTCGCACGCCGGGTTCATTCTGTACCTGTCCGACTCCAAGGTGTCCGACGCCGACGTGGCATCCATGCGCGAGGCGCTGAAGCAGGCGCGCGGCCCGGGCAACTTCCGGAACCTGTTCCTGCATTCGCCCGGCGGCAACAAGGACGGCCTGAAACTGATCCCGGTCAGCGAGGTCGCGGCGAAGGATGAATTCACCGGCATCAAGAGCGTCACCCGCGACGACATGCTGGCCTCGCTTCGCATCCCGCCGCAGCTGATGGGAATCGTGCCCCAGAACAGTGGCGGCTTTGGCTCAATCCGCGAGGCTGCGACTGTGTGGGCTGCGATGGAGCTGGAACCCATCCAGACCCGCATGCTGGCAATCAACGATTGGCTGGGCGAGGAAGTGATCGCGTTCGACCCGATGAACATCGGCCAGGACCTGAAGTGATGCGCCAGAACCTGCGTTGCGGCGACTGCGCCAAGCTGCTGTGCCGCGTTTCCGGCGCGTACGACATTGAAATCAAATGCCCCCGCTGTGGGACATTCAACCACCTGAAGGCCCAGAGCCTCCCCACGGATCGCCGCGAGCGACACCCTGAAGGCTCTACTAATGAAAAACCAACTGATTCACGGCGATGCGCTGACCGTCCTGCCCACCCTGCCGGCCGCCAGCTTCGACGCGCTCATCACTGATCCGCCGTACGCCAGCGGTGGCACGCACGCTGCCGCTCGGCAGAAGTCGCCGCAGGCGAAGTACATGCAGAGCGGGTCCGCTCAGCTTCACGCTGACTTCCTCGGTGATGAGCGCGACCAACGCTCGCACCTGGCATGGATGCGACTTTGGTTGGCCGAGTGCCACCGCGTACTGAAAGACGGCGCACCGGTGCTGCTGTTCACCGACTGGCGACAGCTGCCGCTCACCACCGATGCGCTGCAGTGCGCCGGGTTCACCTGGCGCGGTGTTGCCGTCTGGGACAAGACCGAAGGCGTGCGCCCGCAGCTGGGGCGATTCCGCAACCAGGCGGAGTACGTCGTGTGGGGCAGCAAAGGGCACATGCCCGGCAATCGCCGCGCGCCCGTGCTGCCTGGCGTAGTGCGCGAGTCTGTGCGCAAGGCCGACAAGCACCACATGACCGGCAAGCCCACGCCTTTGATGCAGCAGCTGGTGCGAATCTGCGAGGAAGGTGGCCATGTCCTAGACCCGTTCGCCGGCAGCGGAACCACGCTGGTTGCTGCTCAGCAGGAAGGGTACGGCTGGACTGGAATCGAGATGTCACAACACTATTACAACATCGCCCGTTGCCGCCTGGACGGAGGGCGCTAGTTTCCGCTGTCAATCAAGAGAGCCGCCCATAGGGTCGGCTCTTGCTTGCGCGAGCACCTCTGCTCATTCTTCAGCTACTGATTCCGGTGGGCCAGATACCCTCTTTAGCAACTGCAGAACAACTGGTTGAACCGTTGCATTACAGCTTGGACAAGTTTCCTTGGATAGAACGCGCTCACGGTATATTTTAACGAGGGCACCGCATGGGCAGTTCAGCCTTATGCCTGGCAACGAGCGGAGAACGTTGGGGTTTTCGGCGTCCATCTGGTAAAGAGCATTGCATTTTCGATTCGGGCAGTCGATTGATGCTTGTCCACTCCTATGCTTCGGTCCCAGCACAAGTACAGCCTTGCAGTCACATTCCACCGTCACCACGTCGCTCACTGCCGTGATTATTGTCGACCTAGAAACTTGCTCAAGATCGACTACAACTTGGTTGAGTTTCTCGCGCGTCGGGTAAACATTGCACGCGCCCTTGTCGAGGTGCAGATACGACCCTAGTGAGTGGTACATCTTCTCGAACCTTCTCCAAGGAATCCGATAAGTGTTGCCCAACATCAGATAGTTTAGCTGCTTAAGCGGCTCTACGTCCCCCGCGGCGACGGCAGCGGAAATGTCCTTCGGCGCGTCTATCGAGATAGAGATTTCCGCCGTTTGGTCAGAAGCTTCGTCAAAGAGTGCCAGCATCTTCACTATGACGTTCGGCTTCCAATGACGTGCGATCTCGGTAGGCACCTTCTCTTGATACATCTGTAGCTGCCGGTATGCGACAGCTTCCATGCAGAACCGAAGCTCGAGCGCAGCATGTATTAGGCTGTGGTCGTCGCCTCCTTGAATGTAGTCCTTCGCCCTTTGAAGGTGATCATTGAGTCCGTAGATGTCGCCCAAGCGAAGTTCCCCTGCCTCTGTCATATGTTTTAGAACACGCCTCAAAGACAAGCTCTTCAGGAGCCCAAGTTGAGGAACGGGTGAAAGACCGCTTTTGCTTTGGCCGGTTGTGCAATGAACCAGTCGTCAAGCACTTCAATTGGTGCATATCGGTCAACTGCTTCCTCTGTGTCGCTCAGCGGAGGACGCCTATATCTATGCGTTTCAATTATCAATCGGCGGGCCGCGTCGTCTAGCGCCTTAACGTATTGCTGAACTTCAAGTCCGAATAGGAAGTCCGTCTCGACCACTTGGCCCCGAAAGGTGGCCAGGTCCTCCTGTGTAAGGCCTCCATTCGTGAAGAACGCTCCGAGCAGGTCTTTGACACCGCCGTACACCTTGAGGCGACGGTCGTATAGATCAAGACGCA